CCAGTTACTAATAATAATAGTAATCGCATTATGGTTTAGCACTGCTTGTGCCAAAGTAGAACCCAACAATAGCAAGTAGTACTTGACGCAATTCAGGTATAAGAATTACTCCATTGATCTCAGTAAAGATCTTGGTTGTAGGACCAGTAATTAGACCCCACAGTACGCTAGTACCTTGTACATCATTCTCTAAAATAACTGGAAGCCCCCATAGTGGAGCAAGTAAGGGGAGAAATACCACTGCAAATAGAATTGCAATAACAATAAACCGTCTTACAAACTTACCAGCTTTAGAAGAAACTCTTGCTGCTGCCTTATCAGCGGACTGATCTGAAGCTTCCCTGATTTTCAGGGAAGTCATTAGTAAGTCTTGCTGATTCTGAGAACGAATAGCTAAGAGTTTCATTACATAGCCAGCCAGTGTGCCACCTAATGTAGTTAAAAGCTCTATAGTCACTTTAGTCCTCTGAAGACTCTTCTTCTTTATTTTTATTCTCAACCTTAGACATTACATCTTCAATAGCTTCATGATACATACCTAAAATAGCATCAATCTGCACAGTAAGGCCTACCATAAGACTGCGATCTCCAGTAGGAGCCTTTGGGGTAATTTCAACTAAGGTTTCTACGCATTTAGCCAAACCATTTAAAACATCTACTACATTTTGGGTGTAATTATTGTTTTCTTCTTTGGCCTTTTGCACTTCTTCAATAACTTCAGACATTTATTTCTCCTTGATAATGCCTCTCAAAAGACCTTAAAGGGGGCCTAAGCCCCCTCCAAGGGCCAAGGAGAGACTAGTTATATGTCTTTTCGCTGTTCTTTTGTTATCACTAGCTGGGCTACCATGGCATTTTATGCGTGATAGCCTTTGTTTCCTTGTCATATTCTTCAGGTCTAAGCAAGTGGAGAGCAATAAACTGAGAATCTAAATAGTCATCAGGGTCATCGAATCCTGCTTCTATCGCTTTTCTCTTTTTCTCTTCATATTTAGGCTTAACATTATTCCAAGAGTCTCGATTTTCTTGTCGAATCTCTGCAATCTTATGTTCCAAAGATAGAGAACTTTGCAACACCTTCTTAGCCCATGCTGGACCACGACCAAAGATACCCCAGATATTATCTGCAGAATCACCTGACACTAACTGGGTTAATTCAGTTAATCTGGCTTCTTCTTCTTCGACATAAACTGGTTGATCTTCTTTTCTAGGATTCCAATGCCATCCAGAAACAGTTCTAAAATCTTTATCAATACCAATACCAACCCAAGAGTCCATAGAGACGAGCATGGAGATGATATCATCTGCTTCAAGTCTATCCATTGCAATACTTTTCTCCACAGAATCTGAAGCTGACGCATAAGCACATGCATCACCTAAAAATACTGGTTTTGGTTTGTTGTTTCTATTATCTTTATACAAGGGCCAAAAGGTCTTGCGAAAGTTATCTTGTCTATTACACGAAAATGCAATATATGTTGTATCAAAATTAGAAGACAAATCTTTCAAGTCGTACTCAATACGGTCTTCTAAGCAATCATAGCCTTCATTATCTGCATAACAAGCAGCAGTATAAGCTAACCAATCGCCATCAATTACACATTTATTCGGGGTCTTCTGGGTCATCAATACCTGTCTCATCCATATAGTCTTCTGCAGCCTTGTCGAAAAGATCTCGAAGAGCTTCTGCAATCTCACGAAATAGTTCTTCTCGTTCTTCATCACTTAAATCATTTAAGTAAACTTCTTCTTTGTCCGCTGCAGAAATAACTTTAATGCCAAGAACAAAGGGAGCTACTAGTTTAATCATCTTATTAAGATCTTCTACTGTAGTCTCATTGTTTAGCCAATACATATCATGTTCTACAGGGCCATCCCAAGGCATCTTAACATTAAAGAATCTTTCAATTCGATGCTGTACACCTTGAGTCTTGTCTAAATTTTTAGCTAACTTTTCTGATTCATGAGCTCTCCAACGAGCTCTAGGATAAGGCAATCTTTCTCCAGCATAAACATGCATAAGCTGACCACCTTGTCTAAGGATCATATCTATTTCATTCTGATAACGAACATCATCAATAATTAAAATACGTTCCCAATACTTTTCACTGCGAGAAATGTCAAAACTTTCACTTGCCATAGCATCAATAATACGCATTTTGGCTTCATGTAAAAAGAACTCTGGATCCTCTGCTCGTTTGGTTGCCCCAAACTCTTGGCAGAACTTTCTGTATTTTGCTTGATCTCTTTCCTTTGTTAGCCCCTGCTCCTTTGCTGCCACCTTAATAGGATCAGCAAAAGATATAAGCTCTGGAACAAAACCTTTTGAGAAAGCAATTGCCATAAGCTGATTAGCTACATGGGTCTTGCCTGCTCTAGCCTGTCCTGTTAATCCTAATAATCTCATTCATCGTTTCCACATAAAGGGATCTCATAGTAAACTAAGATTCCTTCTTCTTTAGCAAATGCCCATTCCCAGTTTGCACCGGGACTATTTTCATAGCCAGACATCATGTATATTGCGTCTACACTTTTAAGTGCTTTCAAATCTCGACGAGCTGCTTTCATATAGTCCTTACGTGTAAACTCTACATCAGGACGTAAGCCTGCTTCTAAGTCCATCTCACAAGGGTTAATAACTTCCCAGCCCGCTTCTTCTAACTCCTGCTGCTTTCGTAGAAAAGCACCATAGTTATTATCAGGATACCCTGACATAGGACCTGCAATGTAAATTTTCATTAATGACACTCCGACCAATTTTTACCAATAGTTGCTTCTGCCGCAATAGGCATTCGAATATCTAAAAGTTTACCAGCTTCTTCAGCTGCGTCAACTAAAATCTTAGATACTTCTTCAGCATATTTTTCGTGACACTCCCATTGCATCTCGTCATGAATAAATCCAATCTGATATGCTGAAAGCCCTGCTTCTTTAATCATACGATTAGCAGTAATACACCACATCTTAGATACAATAGCACCTGCACCCTGAAGCAAGACGTTAAGGGCTTTGTGTACTGATCGTACTGGAACCACTCTGCCGTCAAGTAATCTAATATTACCTTGTCTACCAGCTTGAGTAGTTACATTATCAATAAGCTTTTTAAGTGCTGGAATATTCTCAAAGAAACGATCTTTCATTTGACCACCCTGTTTAGCAGAGCCGTTAATAATAGAACCAATCTTTGTGTTACCTGCACCATAAATGAGAGCATAGATAAAAACCTTTGCTTGGTTACGTGTATCTAAGCCCGCAGCTTTTTGATTGATAGTATGAATATCATCATTAAGAATAATGTGAGCATACTGACCACCATCATTAGGATGCATGTAATGTGCAAGGCACCTAAGCTCTAGTCCAGATAAATCTGAACCGACTTGTACCATACCTGGGCTAGGTCCCCACAATGACCTTGCCTCTTTGTTGCTAGATACTTGCTGAATGTTAGGTTGAGAAGCACTGGTTCTACCAGTAACTGTACCTAATGTATTCAATGAGCCATGTATTCTGTTATCTCTAGAATACTGAGCTCTAAGATTCCAGTCTTCTACTTGACCTCGTAACTTATCCAAGTCTCGATACTCAAGTAAAAGCTTTGCTTCTGGAAACTGTAGTTCTTTAAGTACCTGCACATCACATACAGGATTCCCGGTTTCAGGATTGTATTTTGGTTTCCAAGTATATTTCTCTTGAAACCGTTCTACAATCTGTTGGGAGCTACCAGGATTGAAAGGTATTAGTTTGTATTTGTTTGGTCCTTTAACCAAGCGTTCTTTAATTATGCTTGAACCCCTACCCTTAACCTCTCCTTTAGTCAAGTATTGGATATTCGTTTCAGGATCTATATAATACGCTACAGACTTTAAATACTCTTTCTTGTCTGGGAATATCTTGCGAAGCTCATCTTCAATACCCCTCTTATCAGAGAGTAACTTGAATAGAACTTGCTCACCCATCTTGAAGTTATACCACCAGCCTCGACTGGTTTGATTTGCAACAATCTTAGCAAAATCATGCTCAAACTTCATAACACTTGCAGGCACATGCTTGCATTTTTCAGTCAAGACATTAAATAAATCTGCATTTGTTTTTACATCTTGTATGCAATACTTTAGCATAGATGCATTAAAGTCTTCCCATGACCCTTCATATTCTGACTTCTGGTTATCTAAACCGAAGGCTTCGGATAAAGCTTTTAGGCTGTAGCCTTTAGCTTCATTGTTCTGCCGGTCAGGATACAAAAGCATTGCCATAAGCATAGTATCTATAACCTTCTTGTCCTCTAAAGCTTCAGCATTGTAAAGCCTTTTAAGGACAGGAAGATCATAGTTGATGATATTATGTCCAATTAACACATCTCCTGTGGCTAAGAAATCAATACCATCTTGAATCTGATGAGGATAGAAAACATGTTCAGTCCTTGTATTTAAATCTACTGCCACAAGGCAGTGAACAGTATCACATTCAGTAATAACCTGTCCTTTTTGGTTAATCTTTAATTCATTGTAGCCATTTGTTTCGATGTCAAAGACAAGGGCTTTTTGTTTCATATCTTTTCATGCTCTTTTAAAGTTTGCATAATCCATGTAAATGCTGCTTTCAGATCTTTTGTAAGAAAAGATTTACGATCAGGATGAGTTAGAATAAGCCTAAGAATTTGCATAAACCCCATAGATACTTCATAAGTAAATTTAGGTTTAGACACTAGCGAACTCCGGCACTCCTCCTACAAACGTAGGATCTACTTCTTGTAATCTATTCGTATCATGACTATAGAACAGACCTGTAGCAACACCAGCTCTACCAGTCAGTCGATTCTTTAGAATACGAACAACGGTAGTATTGGCTTCATCATGGTTACTTGCTTGGCGATTGCGTTCCAGACCGATAACGGTATTAGGAACAGACGATAGGGAACCTGAGCCACGAAGGTCTTGCAAGGTAATGCGAGAGCCTTCTTCGTATGGCTTGTCAGTCTTTTTCAACTGAGATACCACATCAACATGTACTCCAGTTCTTACACACAAAGAACGAATGCCTTTCATAAGCGTGTCAATCAACAGACGCTCACTGTTATTATCTTCTGATGCCATCATAGCGGTAGCTGCCGCAGTAATGTGGTCAAGAATAATAACCTTGACTCCCAAGCTGGTAGCCATAAATTCCATTCTTTGTAAAAGATTTTGCATAGCATTGTGACCTTCATGATCATAGACATAGAATCCTGTTTCTGCCAACCATTTCTTAGCCTCAAGATACTCTTCTTCTGAGTAATTTTCACACACGGTGTAGTCAACACGTTCAACACCCATGCTTTCTCTAAGGTCATTCATGGTATTAGCAGCACGAATAGATCGAATAGGTTTATTAATATGAAGAGAAACAATATCATCTACAGTCTCCTGTGGTGTTTCTTCTAGCATAATAGCACCTACACTACGTCCCTCATTCAAGTGAGAGTAGATTAGCTCACGCACAATAGTACTCTTGCCTGAGCCAGTACCTGATGTCCAGAGTGTAATCTCACCACTACGCTGACCAATAAGAAACTCATTGAGTCCGGGCCAAGGAATGGACCATACCTCAGTGTTGGTATTGTTATCAGCAATAACATTACTGACATGCAAGATCTCATCTGGGCTGTAAAGCTGTGCTTCCCAGATAGCATTAATCAGACTCTTAGTTTCTCCAGCAAGCATATGCTCGTTAGGATCTTTAAGCATGATCTTAGCAATCTTAGCCTTGCCCGGAGGCAAGATATCTGCAACAGCTTTAGCAGCTTCACGACCTGCATCATCGTTGTCAAAGAGTAAGACTACTTCTTCATACGATGCAACAAAATCATAGTTGTTCTTAATATCACGAACAGCACTGGCTGCACCGTTAGGCAATGAAACAACAGGCCACTTGTTCTCCATAAGCTGAGATACTGTAAGACAATCAATCTCGCCCTCAGTAATAACCAATCGTTTGCCATTCATCTTGAACAAACCTTGACCAAAGAGTTCTGGGTTACGACTATCGCCTACCCATTTGAAGTCTTTAGTATCATTCTTTCTTAGCTTTTGTGCAACAAGAGTACCGTCTTTGAACGCATTCCAAAACTGAAACTCTTGCTCTCCAACCTGAGCACACTTGTAGCCATAGAGCCTGCAAGTCTTCACATTAATCTGTCGATCTTCAAGGTCAGTATAGTATCCATTGTATGGATTCCAGTTACCTTCTACCTTAACAGCTTTCTTAACGTAAGAACCGCTGGCGTTCTCATGATAACCACAAGCAAAGCAGTGAGCATGACCATCATTGTAACGAGCAAGGTTGTCACATGATGTGTCCTTGCCCTGACGATGGCACTCAGGGCATTGTTCCCTGTCTACAACAAAAGTAATTTCTTCTTCTTTCATAATTCTCCGATAAAAAAATCCCCTTCCATTACTGAAAGGGGATCTTAGTTAATCTACTGGTTCTTGCGATAAGCCGTTTAGCTTAAATGATATGTATTCTTTGCCTTTGTCTGTTTTAACTTTAGTAACTTCAAGATAGTAGATTCTATTATCATTAAAGCCATAATGTTTTTGTAAGACATCAATAAAAGGTTTCAAGCAGTTGTCAATGTCAGAAGCTCGATTACTGTACCCAACCCGGATACGCAAGGACAGAGGACCTGTCCTTGGTATCCTGAGCTTTGGGAGCAGTTTGGGTAACTTAATCTCATAGTTTCTGTACTTAGCAGTCTTCCGCTTTCTGCCCATGAATGCTTCATTCATACTAAGCGGCTTGATAGCCAGCTTATGCATTCATTAGAATGGCATGTCCGCGCCCTGTTCAGGCTCTGCTTCCTCAGTCATTGTAGCAGTAGCTGTCTCTGCAACATAACCGCCTTCGACCTTATCGAAGCCACCTGCTGCAGAACTCTGCTCATTCTTTTCAATAATTTGGACACCATCAAGATAGAGAGACATGCTGTTATCTCTTTCAAGAAGTGCTGGAACCAAACGCAAACGGACTACATCTCCACCAAAAGGAGTATCAGTAGTCTTTGTGTTTTGCGAATCAAAGCATGGGAACGTAGGAGTGCCAGGATTATCCTTAGCAAACTGACTGTTCTTTACCTTGAGTAACTTGACTCCATCTCGTTCAGACACACCATTGACCTTAGAAACCTTAGCGAAGTTGCATTTCTTTGCAGCATCATTAATAAGAGTACTAAGTTCTTCTGTTAATTCAACAGTAATGTTGTGGTTTGGATTACCAAACTTAACATCAGGCTTGTGTAAGTGAGCCCAAGTAACCGTGGCGTTAGGTGTAACAAAAGACTTTCCGTATTTGTTAGCCATAAATAATCTCCTTCAGTAGAAAACAATTGAGTAATATTATAGTAAGAGGTAGTCCCAACGTAAGGACATAATAACATATTTTTTGCAAAACTTCTTTCATACCGACATTGGCTCAAAGACAGCCAACTCTCCGTCTATAACTACTCCACACCCAAGAATGGGTTTCTGATTAAATTTTTTGCCATAGTCCATAGCTGCAGCTTTTACATCAATACCGCAGCCCACTTGCATACCAAAGCATTTAAAGCGTTCATTATTATAAAACTCTACTCCGGCTTGACTATGAAAGTGTCCTTGCACAACTGGACAAAACTGAGCTTTTGCATTACTGTATGCTGCATTTCTTTGTCCACCTGAGCCTTTGTCGCCATGCTGATACATGACACCATCAATAACTTTATTACCATAACGTGGAATTACTTCCCAACCGTGAACACCCCAGATATCACAGTAAGACTTTAATACACTAAGAGGTAGTCCACAGTCTGTTGCATGCCGTTCTGTTAGAGCATCATGATTGCCTACAAACCATGTCACACTAGGTCCTAATTCTGCGTACAGTTGCTGCACTTGTTCGTATGCTTTACCT